TTTTTTTTTTCAAGCAGAAGACGGCATACGAGATTGGTCAGTGACTGGAGTTCAGACGTGTGCTCTTCCGATCTGATATTTTTCCACCCGTTACTCCTACACCAGACTGGACCGAACGTCAGATCATGTATAGATCTGGACAACGTGCAGTCGTGGAGTGGTTAATCCAAAGGATAGAAAACTAATGTGCCTCAACAACCAACAACCAAGTGCTCCAGAGATTAAACAAATGGCACCGCCACCTCCGGTCAAGCCATTACAAATTGCACAACGATCAACACTACCAACTAAACAAGTAACTACACAAGAAACCAAACCTGTAGCGTTCGGAGCTAAGTCAAAACGTAATGCGTCTAAGGCTGTCAAACGTGACGCAGCTTCGTTGCTTGTACCGATGTCGGATACAGGTAACACTGCAGGCGGTATCAACACATGACTACTGCTCGCGAACAATATAGCAAGCTAAGTAGTGACCGCCATCAGTTCCTTGATTCAGCTATTGAATGCTCGGAGCTTACGCTACCTTATTTAATTAGACAAGATAACGAGGGGCATAATCATAAACGTCTGAAGACACCGTGGCAATCAGTCGGCAGTAAAGCGGTTGTGACTTTAGCTGCCAAGCTAATGCTCGCTCTACTACCTCCTCAAACAACGTTCTTTAAACTACAAGTAAAAGAAGATAAGCTGGGAGAAGACATCACAGCAGAGATTAAGAGCGAGCTAGACCTTTCATTCTCAAAGATGGAACGAACCATCATGGAAGCTATTGCAGCTACCAATGATCGTGTTGTAGTTCACCAAGCATTGAAGCATCTAATTGTAGGTGGTAATGCTTTAATCTTTATGGGTAAAGAAGGTCTTAAGCACTACCCACTTAATCGTTATGTAGTTAGTCGTGATGGCAACGGCAACGTCGTAGAAATCGTTACCAAAGAAAGCATCGACAAGAAAATGTTAGAGAAAGAGATCAAAGAGTCTCACCCTAACAATGTATCTGAAGATGGCTCAGGTCATGACGATGAAGTAGACATCTACACCCATGTCAAGTACGACAACGGTCGTTGGCATTGGCATCAAGAATGCTACGACAAAGTAATGGCAGGTACTAAGAGTTCAGCTCCTAAGAATGCAACACCTTGGCTTTGCCTACGCTTTAATACAGTCGATGGTGAGGACTACGGTCGCGGGCGTGTAGAAGAGTTTCTTGGAGATCTAAGATCACTAGAAGCACTTAGCCAAGCATTAGTTGAAGGCTCTGCAGCGGCTGCCAAGATTGTCTTCCTTGTCAGCCCTTCATCTACAACTAAACCACAGACTTTAGCTAACGCTGGTAACGGAGCAATCGTACAAGGCAGACCAGATGATGTCAGTGTTATCACTACTGGTGGTAAAACAGCTGACTTCGCTACAGCTGCACAACTTGCTCAACAACTAGAGCGGAGAATTGGAGAGGCGTTCTTACAGCTGAACATCCGTCAATCAGAAAGAACTACTGCTGAAGAAGTACGCCTAACACAACTTGAACTAGAACAACAACTAGGCGGACTATTTAGTTTGCTTACTGTTGAATTCCTTGTACCTTATCTTAACCGGACCATGATGGTCTTGCAACGTAATGGTCAGCTTCCAAAGATACCTAAAGATTATGTGAGCCCTACCATCGTTGCAGGAGTCAACGCCCTGGGCCGTGGTCAAGACCGTGAAAGCCTGACTACATTCATTACAACTATTGCACAGACGCTAGGTCCAGAAGCCTTGATGAAATACATCGAACCTTCTGAAGCAATTAAGCGTCTAGCTGCAGCACAAGGCATTGACTACTTGAACCTTGTTAAGCCAGAGCAGAAGATTCAACAGGAATCTCAGCAGCAAATGGAGCAATATCAACAGAAGGCGATGGTTGATCAGGCCGGTCAACTAGCCAGTGCTCCGATGTTTGACCCCTCTAAGCAATCACAAGAGGGGCAGGCAGAACAACCACAACTACCACAACAATTACCTAATGGCTGAAACTCTTACATTCGATCCCACCCCAGCAGACGCTCCTGAACTTAATGCAGATGAACAGGATTCACTGGCTGTCGGTGAGGAGATGCAGGAAGCACAGGATAACCTCCTGGCTGGTAAATATCAGAACGCTCAGGAACTTGAAAGTGCGTACATTGAACTACAACGTAAGCTTGGAAACAATAATAATGAAGACGATGAGTATGTAGACAATGGTGAAGACACCGATACTTCTGATCAAGAAACTGTTATTTCTTTTCTAAATGATGCTTCTGCTGAGTGGTATCAAAATGGTGAACTGTCTGCAGAAACCGTTGAAGGTCTTTCACAGATGACTAGTGCTGAGTTGGTTGATGCTTATATCGAGCAACAAAGTAATCAGCAGTCACCTACATATGAAATGACTGACCAAGACATTAGTTCTATTAAGGGTTTAGTTGGAGGTGAAGCAGAGTACGACACACTTGTTTCTTGGGCATCCGATAATTTAGACCCCAGTTCAATTGAAGGCTTTGATAGCTTGATTGAAACCGGGAATCACAAAGCTATTGAGCTTGCTGTCGCTGGTCTAGCTGCAATGTATGACGCACAGTTTGGCAGCGAAGGTTCGATGGTTACTGGTAGGGCACCTAGGTCTGACGGTGATTCATTTAAAAGCCAGGCTGAAGTCGTTACCGCTATGTCAGACCCACGCTATGAGAAAGACCCTGCATATCGTCAATCTATTATTGACAAACTAGATCGATCTGAAAACTATTTCTAACTAATTATGAAAACTAAAGGCAAAGGTTCTTGCGGAGGCAAGAAAGGTGGCAAAGGGTACAAATAAAAAACTAAAGATTTCTCAGTCGTTTGATGTCAATAGTCCTTACATGCCAGGTGGACAGAACTACAAGGGTATTCCTAATGCTTCTCCTGAAATGCTAAGGCGACTTCAAAAGAAGAAGCTAAAGAATCCAGGCGGACAATCCTTACCACCAGTACGTAAGGCAAGAGCAAAACCTAAAAAGAAAAAAAGTTATGGCTAATATGAAAGCTACCAGTACCAGGCTAGATCCTTCTTGCTGGAAAGGATATAAAAAACAAGGCACAAAGGTTAAAGGAAGTACTCGTGTCAACAACTGTGTAAAAAGCTCTAAGAAAAAGTAAACCACCAATTTAATTATGAAAAAATTTATCGCAATCCTGTCAGCCGCTGCTTTGGGAACTCCCGCACTGGCTGGCCCCTACGCCAACGTAGAGAACAATGCTGGTTTCACCGGCTCTAATTTCAATGCCCATGCTACAGATTTTCATCTGGGATATGAATCTGGAAACGATGTAGGCTCTTACTATATTCAAGCTGGTCCTACTATCTTTGCACCTGATGGTGGTGTAGAAGAAACCAAACTAACTGGCAAGATTGGTGGTTCAGTTCAAGCAACTGAGCGACTGTCTGTATACGGAGAATTGGCTGCAACCTTTGATGACGTAAATGCTTACGGAACAAAGGTCGGAGTTAAATACAGCTTCTAATGAACGACACACAAATCTGGCCTAATGAACCACGGATGGAAGTAATGCAAGTAGATCAAGGACAACACGCTGAACGTTTGAACGGGCGTCTAGCGATGCTCGGTGTCATTGCGGCACTAGGTGCTTACGCACTAACTGGACAACTTATTCCTGGTATTTGGTAATAGCTAAATAGATTTAATGGGAGGTGCAATTCCTCCCCTAGCTTTAGACTGCCAAGTCTTTAAATTGGTCTTACTTAATCGTTCAAATAACAATGCACTACTATTTAAATGGCTACGTCTACAATCGCGCTACAACAACAAAAGAATATTTGGAACAACTTCTGTGACTGGGTAACCAGTACTCACAACCGACTGTACGTTGGTTGGTTCGGAGTCCTTATGGTTCCAACATTACTAGCAGCTACAACTTGTTTTATCATTGCGTTCATCGCAGCACCCCCAGTAGATATTGATGGAATCAGAGAACCAGTTGCAGGATCATTACTCTATGGAAATAACATCATCTCCGGTGCAGTCGTCCCATCTTCAAACGCCATCGGTCTACATTTCTACCCCATATGGGAGGCATCAAGTCTTGATGAGTGGCTCTATAACGGTGGACCTTTCCAACTTGTCATCTTCCACTTCCTCATTGGTGTGTACGCATATATGGGAAGAGAATGGGAACTTAGTTATCGCCTTGGAATGAGGCCGTGGATCTTTGTTGCATATTCAG